ATGCGCTCCAGCTCCAGCGAGAGTTGCTTGTAGCTGCCCTCGGTGGCTTGGTTGGCCTTCTCCTCGTTGTTGATGACCTTCTGCAACTCCTGGTTGGCAATCTTCAACTCGTTGTACTGCTGCTTGAGGTCTGCAAGCCTGGTTAACGCCTGCTCATGCGTGATGGCGTTGTTTTTCTCCTGCTGCTCGACCTCCTTCATCTGTTCCTTCAGCCCCTTCATGGCCTGCTCGTTCGACACAAGCAGCGACATATTGGACTGCATCGTGCCCAACTGGGCATCGGTGGCAGCCTTCCAGTTGTTGGTGACAACGGCGGCCTCCCGGTACTGACGGTTGATTTTCTCCTGCTCGGCCAACTGGCGCGAGATGGTGTTGGTGGTGTTGGCAATAGCACCGTTTAACCTGGTGGTGGCACCCTGCATCTGATTGCTGGCGGCAATCATGTCACGGGCACCGCTGCGCACCAGCGAGTCCAGTTTGTCGAGATCGCCGATGACCGTCACCTTGATGTTGATGCCCTGGATCATCTGATTGCAAATCTCGACGTACTTGCCCCTCATGCTCTCCATCGTGGCCATGAATTCGGCCATCGCCTGTTTCGCTTCGGGAGCGACCAAATCGTCTATCCTAATTCCCATGATTGTTTGTTATAAGTAGTGAAAATACTCGATTATCTTACCGCTGCCGCCAGTACCGCGACAGTTGAACGTATAGGTGCCGTCATCCTTGAGGCGCAGTTCCATGATGCACCCGCTCAGGATGGCGGCTTTCTTGGCAAGCGACGCCATGCGCTCATACTCGCCGGCTTTCTTCTTGTTCTCGCAACCGCAACTCATAATCCGCAACTTTCTTTGAAGTCCTGCAAGTACGGTATCAGGTACTCCTCGTTGAAATACTGCACGGCGGTGCCAGTGAGGTCAAACAGCTCCTCGCCGTACTTGCCGAGGATGCTCGGGCCGTCACCGCTCTCGACGACGCGGATCTCTATCTGCCTGTCGGCCTTGACGGATGAAATCTCGCTGTAGAACTTGCCGTTGATGAACAGGTTCGGCGTGTCGTAGGGTCGGGGAGGGAGGCCCAGCAGCGAACTCGATATGGGAGGCGTGATCGCGCCCTTCCATGCCTTGTAACCCTCGCTATCGTGATACCACATGCCAGGCTCCTCAAAGAACGGGTCATCATCATACGAGGGCGTGATGTAGGTGCCGTCGCCCTTGAGGCCGCTGTACATCTGCTCAGTGATCATGTGGACGAACACGCCCTGGTTGCGCTCCATGCACTCCAGGCACTTGTCATCAAAGCCATCGACATAACGCTTCACCGCGTCAAATACCTCATCGAATGTTGCCATGCTACTCTAATTAAAACGGGCGGTGCAAATTCAATCACACCGCCCGCTGGTTACTTACTCTCCTCTTTCGAGGCGGACTTCTTTCCCGCTTTGGGCGGGCTCATCAGGTCGTAGATGTCGGCCAGCTTCTTCTTGCGCTCCTTGACGGGGAGGTCAAGGAAGAAACCCTCGGACATTTGCGCGACGAACTTGTCCTTGCCCATCGGCACACAGGCCGACTCCACGAAGGTCACGCCATCGACAATCATCCCGTGATGCCCTCAATGCCGGCCTCATAGAGTACCGACGGAGACTTGAGCGATACAGTCGCGCCCTCGCTCGCGGTGATGGTCAGGGTCTCATCAGCGGCATTGTACGTCGCAGCGGTGGCACCGTTGAAGATGGTCGATGCGGCGGACGAAATAGCCGATCCGTACTTCGGGGTCAGGTCATAACCGCCGACAACCTCAAGCAGCTTGTACTTGTTGCCGGAGTCGGCGGTCTTGACGAGCTCGACGTGGGTCAGGCCGACAAGGGAGTTGGCCAAGTTGAAGTCCAGCTCGATGAAGTCGAACTCCTCGATGGCGTCGCGGGCATCCTTGAACGCAAACGACACAGTAAGCGTTGCGGGGTTGCTGCTTGTGGGATGAGGAGTCACGGTGGGATAGAGCGTGGTGATGGGGAAACCACGGAGGTTGTCGCCGTCACGCAGGCCGTAAACCACGTTGTTCTGATCGAAGTAGAACACCTCGAAGGGGATGTTCATCGCCTTACTCAGGCCAGCGGCCAGGTCCGGATAGAACTTGTCGAGGGTGAACGTGTCGGTGCGGGCACCTACCATCGTCACCTGGTTGCCGCCGTAACCGACGGAGCTCACGTTGGGCTCGCCGCCTTCCTTGGCGTACTCCACAAACGTCATGATGGGCATGATGCGGTTGGGACGGTCAGCGTGGCAAGCCTCCTTCAATGATGCGGCAGTGGCGTTGGCGGGGAACACGGTGCCCACCTCAACGACAATCGCACCCTTCACGTTAGCGAGGTCGAGCGGACACTTGGACGTGCCGGTATTCAGTTCGCCTCGGCTGCAATTTCTAATACGTCTCATTTTCTTGAACAATAATCGATTTTAACTTTCAGTTGTAAGTTCATGATGTTGATGGCGTCAATAGGCTCGCTCACAGCCTCTCCAGCCGTGCTCGTGTATGCCCCGTATCTGCCATAGGAATAGTTCTCGGAGTACTCGTGCGGTATCTTGCCGCCATAACCCCAGTCCAGGCGGCGGTCATTCTCCAGCTCCTCCATCAGCCTGCTGTATATCGGCCTCAGGATGTGCTCAAACGAATAGACCTTGCGCTGCTGGTTGCTCCACTCCTTAACCGATGAACAAGCTATGAGCAGGTTGACATTCGCCTTGGTGTAGAACTGGTGGCTCACGGGATCCTCCATGTTGCGTTTCTCCTTGATGGGGGCGAACAGGCAGACCACGGGGAACTTGGCCACGCTCGTCTCTTCGGCCTTGGTCTTGTCGTCGAGGTCATCCTTGAAGTACCGGGCGTTGCCGAACACATAGGACACCTCGGGGTTCTCGATCTCGATAAAAGACGTGGGAACCACGGAGGGGTCCATCACTTCTGGTATGGTGATGGACAGCCCCTCGCTTATCCTTGCCACAACGTCGTCGATGATGTCAACTATCTCTGTGCTCATAGGTTGAAACGGTTAATGCGTGTGGTCATGTTGGATGATACCTCAATCTTATCGAAAGCGTCACCGGACTGGAGCGATGCCCAGGCGGCAAAGCGGATGTTCCTGTTCACCATCTCGTTCCAAATCGAGACCTGGCGACCGATGGGATTGACGACCTCGTTCTCATTCTTCCAGATGACAAGGCCCCTGTCGGTGGCCTGTGTGGCTGCATCTCGAAGGATGTAGAAAAAGACGTAATCGGCGAACGACTCACGGATCTGCGAGAACAGCTTCTCGTAGTCAGTGTTCACCTCGAAATCGGTGCCCTCATTCTCGGCCTTTTCCTTGTCTGCCAGGTACCCGTTGACGGCAACGGCCAGGCTGTCACCCAGCAACTCGCACAGGAATGCGAGCTGGTAATGGGCGATATAGCCCAGGATGGCCTTATTGACGCTCAACGAATTGGAGTTCTGCGCAGGCGTAGAAGCTGCCGAGGCATTCATGATATGCCTTGGCCCGGTTGTGAAATATGAAACATCGATAAGCATGGTTTCTCCTACTTTTTAGTGCTTCTCGTTGACTTCTTCGGCTCCTCTTGAGCAGGCTCCTTCTCGTCAGCGACTTGACTATCCTTGCTGTCAGCATCGGCAGTCACCTCCTTGTTGTCTTCACCCTCGGGAGCGGCTTTGGCGTCGCTCTCGGCGGCAGGCTCTTTGCTGTCGGTCTCGGGAACCTCGGGAGCCTCGGGCTGCTGCTCCTGCTCCTTTTCTGTCTCGGGGGCTTTGGGCTGCTCGGGAGCCTTGGGGGCTTCCTCGCTGGCGTCACCCTCGGGAGCCTCGGCAACCTCATCGCAGGGGGTCACGATGATGTCACCCCTGCTGATGCGGATGCGGTTCTCACGAATGACCTTGTCAACGGCACGGCCTTCGATGATATACCTCTTGCCTGCCATACCTTACGCTCTTGCGATTGCGGCCTTCAGTGCACTCACGCTGCCATAGGCAAACGCCCAGGGGCAGTAAACAGGCAGCATCAGCTCCATCTGGGCGATGCAAACGGTCTGGTTCTTGAGGATCTCGGTGACACCCTCGGCGAACTCGACGTTCAAGGCAGTGTAGGTAACGATGTTCACGCCGTTGCGGAAGTCACCAAGCAGGTACTTGCCGGTGGGGATGGCGTTGGTGCTGATGACGGGCACGCCGCCAACGGTCAGATTACCGAACGCGTCACGCACGAAGTCGAGACGACGGCCAGTGGTGTCCTTCTCGGTCTGCATCTGGAACAAGGTGATCGGGTTCATCAGGATGGCGGTGGGACGGAACTCACCGTAGGTCATCACGGCAACGGCAGCCTCCAAAGCGTCCTGGCTGTTGGGATCCTCGACGCTCTTGAATGCGCTATGGTTGAGCGTGAACGAGATCAACTCGGGGTGAGCCTCCTCGGCATAGGTGATGCCGTCGATGATGAGGCGGGTGTCGGTCTCCTTGATCACCTCGAAGGTCTTGCCGTTGAGGGCAGCCTTATTGGTAATGGTGTTGTCAGTTGCTGTGAAGGTAATCTGCATACCGTCACGCATGATGTCAACGGGATCCTTCAGCACCACGACGATGCCTGTGCCGCCAGCGCGGCTCTCGATACCTGCAACGGAGCCAACGGCGCCGGTGTAGATGGCGGTGGTGATGATGTTCTCTACGGGAAGCACGCCCTCGTAGCGGGTGATGCCGGTGGGATTGTCACCAGTGCCGTCACCAAACAGGATCTGAGCGTCCATGGCGTTGTAAACTGCCTCGGGCATCAGATTGAGGATGAACGAGCGCACATAGGCGCGGCTCTTCATCATGCGCTTCGAGATGCGGATGTAGTGGCCGACACGGTTAACACCTGCGGTCACCTCCTTTACCTTGAACGAGCTCTCGGGCAACATGCCGTTCTCTGCCACATAGCGGGCGTTGCGGTCCACATGGTAGATCTGGGTGTAGGCGATGCTCAGGTGCTCGGGCTCAATGTCGAGCGTGGTGATGACATCCTTGAGGTGCTGCTTGCCATGACCCACCTGCGACACGATGCGGTCGCTCTGCTGGGCGATGAGGATGTTACCCTCATAGTCGTTGGTCATGCTCACGTCCTTCATGGTGAAGTTGGTGAAGCGGCCAGTGCTCTTGCAGCGGTTGGCAACGAAGTCCTTGTACTGCTCACTGTCCATCATCTCGTCCACCTTGGCGGCAAACGCGGTGATGTGCTCGTTGGTGAAGCCTACGGACTTCATCTTGGCGATGTTCTCGCCCAAGGTCTTGACCTGTGCGGCCAGCTCCTTCACGTCCTCGCTCTTGGAGACGATCTTCTCGTCAATGCCCTTGAGCACCTCATCGACGCGGGCCTTGACCTGCTCTTCGGTGATGAAACCCTTGACAGCCTCATTGACGATACCGTTCATCTTGTTCTCCAGCGACTTCATAAAAGCCTCCTGCTGGGCTTCAAGTTCTTTCTTGTCCATTTGTTGAAAATCGTTTTTGAAAGGTTATTAACTAATCTTATCACGAAGTCCTGCCCAAAACTCTGAAGTGACATCGTCGGCTTCCTTGTTCTCGACGGCGGGGGTGTCCTCTTTCGGAGTGTCGCCTGACGGCTCCTCTGTCGAACTGCCCGCACCGGGGGCGTCCTGTAATAATTTGTTGGCTTGGTACACCTTGCCCCAGCAATTGGGGCAACGCACGAAGTTGGTGAAATCCTCGATGCTCTTCACATCCATCTCCTTCACGTCACCCTTCGAGGCAACAGCGTCAATGATGGACAGAACCTCGGCGCGGATCTCGGGCTCTAACTCTTGCACACGCTCATAGGCGATGTCGTCACGCAGCCAGCCGACATACATGCTGGTCGCGTCCAGGACCTGCTGCTGGAACGTGTGCAGCTGCTCATCGTCAAAATCGAACATGTGGCCGCAATGAGGGCAGGTGACGATGTTCCCGCCGTTCATGGCCTTTAACATCAGAGTAAGGTCCATATCAAATTGCTTGTTTAACTGGTCGGTGAGATTGCATTTGGCCAATGCCTGACGCATGTACTCGACGGCATGGCGCACCTGCTCGCTGGTGGCGCTCTTGAGGTCAACCAGGAATGTGCTCGGGTTGGCGCCCCAGCCCATGAGCGTGGAGTATTCGTACAGCCTCCACTCCAGCACCTTGGCGGGGGTCTCCTCATCACGCTTGATGGCGGTGACACCGATGGAGTGCTCCATCTCATGGCCGCACTCGGCATTCAGCTTGTACAGCTCCAGCACGTCATGGCCCAGTGCCGTCTCCTTGGCGATCTTGCCGGTCATCACCAGGTGCGTGTCGGTCTCCCTGCCCTCGATGGGCACGCCGATCTGCTTGTGCACGTCATGGTCGAGAAACCATTTCAGACGCTTGAAACCCTCCTTGAGGGTCTTGGTGAAGCTGCCGGGCATGGAGATGTCGCCCTGGCTGTCCATGATGTTAAATCCGTTGACCGCAACAGTTACAAGTCCTTCCTGCTCGTCAACATCCTTTGCCTTGATGCCGTACCACTTACTCTTGTACGACACTTCCTTCTTCGGGTTCTGGTTGTTGTTCTGTCCCATCTTCCTGTTGGTTTTGATTGTTAGTATTGGTTGAATTATTGAAAACGCGGTTGATTTGCGCCAGCTCGTCATCGGTCATCTGCCACTTGAGTTTGCTGGCCAGCGGCAACTCGCTCTCTTCGATCATCGCCTCACCAATCTGGCCTCTCCAGTCGTTGAGGGTGATGAGGCCCTTGTTGAACTGTTCCAGGCAACGGTCGTTGATGAGCTTCTTGACCTCCTCGGCCTCCTTCAAGCCTTCCTGCAGACAATCCACGCCGCTGAAATCGCAGTCCAGGTAATACTTGCTGCCGCCCTCTTCCATGCGCAGGAACGTCGTGAAGTCCTTGCAGAAACGCTTGGCCAGCGGAATGACAACACTGGAGTACACGGCTTTCTCGGCGGTGGCCTGGTTGCTGAACGTGGCCTGGTCCTTACGGGGCACCAGCACGCTCGGGATGCCGTAGGCACCGGCAATGGTGATGGCATCAGCCAACGTCTCGTCGAATGGTTGCAACTCGGAGATCGAGAGGTTTGTCCTCACAAACGACATGGGAATGTTCGACACACCGAAGGGGAATTGGCCGTCGCCGAAACCGTAGTTCTCGGTCAGTTCCTTGACGAACTCCTTCTTCTCGGCACTGGTCATGGCCACCGTGCCAGCCTTGTCCTGCTGCTCCTGGACGATGAAGCCCACACCGCCACGCTTGACGTAGATGATGTTGCGGGCCTCATACACGGCAATCAGGTTGGAGATGGGTTTCTTGAGCGGAGCCAGGCGGCTCATCGACTTGAGGAAACCGACCCTACCGCCATAGAACGGCAGGCTGTCACGGTCATGCCACACCTGCCATGTCGGTATCAGTTCGCACGATAGGCCGCCGTAGTGCAGCGTGTAGCCGGCAATGAGATCGTCAATACCGCCAGGCGTGCAACCGAACAGGGGAATGGTGTTGCCCTGCTTGGCCTGCTCCACGTCAACCCTGTTACTCGGCAGGTTCCAGTAGGTGTCGCAATATTTCCACTTCAAGGCATCGGGGGCCAGGTGGGCACCCATGGCCGCACGCACATAGGCGTTGCCGGTGGCCAGCTTGTACACGAAGTGGTTGTAGATGAACTCATACCAGCCCATCAGTACGTTGGGGTTGTTCAGGATGCCGTTCACGGGATGGCTCAAGCGCCATACCACGCTATCGTCATTCGTGCGCTTCACAACGAAATTAGCACCTGCGATGCGGCTTGCGATGAAGTCGATCGGCCAGAACACCTCGGGCACAGTCCTGAACAATGTCAGGAAATTGTCGCTGCATACGCTGGGGTGCAGAATGCCCTCCAGTTCATCGGTGGTGATGACACGGTAACGCTTGCCGTTAATGATGGCATTGGTCACAGGAATATCATCCGACTGATTGGTGCCGGACTTCTTCCTGAAGGGGAATATGTTGTCGAAAAATCCCATGCGATTGTGTTTTTGCACAAATTTAGATTGTAACCATTTCCGTAGCCCCGATTTTTTGAAATCTCAAAACAACAAAAGGACGTTAAACGCCCTTTAACTTATTGTCACCCACAATGATAAATGCCGTCGCGGTCTGTAGCCTAAAATTTCACAACATAGGACACAAAACCGCTCAACAACACACTGGCCTCGATGTCTCGCCCCTTGTCGGCATTGTAGTCCAGCAGATGGGTGATGAACTCCGAATAGTCCCCGCTCTCATCGGTGGCCGTCTCGTTGAACAGGACGTGCGACCGCACATAGTCGCTTGTGGCTGCAATCCTCCGTGCCGGGTCGTTCTCCTCATCGCACACCCGCACCGACATGCCGACGCTCGCCCTCAGCCTGCGAACGAACTGGTAATAGGCCTCCCCGCACTCGACAATGCACATGTCACCCTGGCGGCTCTCCACGGCTGCTGCTATCTCATCGGTCGAGGTGTTGTCATGATACACCACGTCAACTACACGCCAGCTGTCGCCAACCTTGCAGCCCTCAAGCAGGCAGAACTTGCCGTTGATGTTTGGCAGCATGTAGAGTACACGACGGGACACGGTGGCCGTCTCTTCGCTGGCCGGGTTGTAGAAGTGCAGCGCACCGTCACGGGCATACAGGTTGCGCTTGCGGCGGTTGCTGAACAGCGTGAACTCGTCACGCAGCAGGTCATGCACAACATACCTGAACGTGTCCGAAAGGTGGCCGTGCTCCTCATACGTCTGGTTGGTGGTCTTGTTCTTGACCTTGGTCTTGAGGATGGCCCCGTTCGCATCCTTCTGCACGCTCAGGTAGTCCTCGATCGAGACCGTGCAGCTCTTGCCGATGGTGATGGCAACGCCAGGCACGTTACCCTCAAAGATGGCGTTGATGAACTCACCAGTCATGGCCACGCTCGGGTTCTTGTCGCCCACACAGTCCACTACCTCGAAGCCCTCACCCTCCAGCGTGAAGATGAACAGGTCGAGCCAGGAGCGTTTCTCATCATCAATGGTGTTTGCAGCCCTGGTACTCGCATCACCATGGAGATACACCTTATCGGCATATTTGATCCCCTTGAGGTATTCGGCCACACGCTTGCCAGCACGCTTGACGGTGTTGTCAGGACTCTCGCAGCAGATCTCGGCAAACTGGTTCACGTCGGTGGTGTCACCAGTGATGTACTGCCATAACGACACGGAGATGTAGGGCAGGACGTTGTTATCGACGCTGACGTGTATCGGGTAGCCGGGATTGTAGGCGACATCGGCTGTCTGCTTGCCGATGTTGAACGACCCGAAAAACTCACTGCCCGTGCGGATGACACCCCACTCACCAAGGGCATAGATGCGGAAATAGTCGGGGTCGGTGACGCGGTCTTTCTCGAAGTCGGCAACGCACTGCTCATCATAGTAGCCATACGTCCCATCAGGGCTACCCACTACCCAGAAGTTGTTGAGATAGGTGGACTGGATGAGCACGATGTCCGGTGCGTGATCCTCCATCTCGCCCGTGCGGGGGTTGAGATACGTCTTGGCCTCGTTCATCCGCAGGGACTTCACCTCGGTAATCCTGGAGGGGATGCGGTGGCCATCGATGACTACACGCATGGAGACATCGTGCCACTTCTCACCGTCGAGCCAGCTCTTTTTAATCCAGTGCGTCTCACGGATAGGATTGAACGTAGCGCTGATTTGCTGACCCTCCTTACCGCGCAGACGCTTGCGGATTTGCTTGAAGTCGCTTTCCTCAAACTCGCTGAACTCTTCCAGGTGCACACGCTTGTAGTTGGAGATACCCTTGATTTTCTCGGGATCGTCGAGGCCACTGAAGTCAATCTTCGCCCCGTTGTAGGTGCAGCGTATCGAGTTGCGGGTGAACTTGATGTAGTCCTCCATGTTCAGCTGCTTGCACGACACACGGAAATCCTCATAGATGGACTTCTCAATGGATGCGCCGACCTTGCGGAACACGAGCGTGTTCTCACCGTCGAAAAGGGTCATCATCAAAATCACCTGGGCAACACTGTACGACTTGGCAGACGATGAGCCGCCATAGAGGATGATGAAACGCACGATTGACTCACGCATGAAACGCATGAGTTGCCAGCCGTTCGGATTGAACATCCTGTAATCGTATCGATAAACCACCTCTTTTGACATTTTGCTCTATCTCCCTTATTTGACACAAGAGCCATTTTGGACTGAAAGATGAAACATTTTTCCAAAATTTCCCTTGTGTGACATTTTGCTATTGCTCGGGCTCGTCATCCTCGGGCAGTCCCGAGAAGTCCATCACCCTGCGGACACCTACTCCCACGTCACCGGTCATCTTGACCTCCTTGGGCGCCTCCCAGCCGTTCATAGAGGCCAGCAGACGGGCGGCTTCGGTCTTGCCGTTGAACTCGTAGGACACCTCGCCGCGCTTGTTCTTGATCTTCTTCAAGGCCTTGCGCAGGTGCACCGGCATCTGGTTGGGTGCCTTCAGCTTCGGCTTGCCAGTCGCCTCGTCGATGTAGTACATGTCGGTGGGGTCAACCTCCACGATGCCCATGAGGACTTTCTCGACCTTCGCACGGTCCACCCTGGTGGCCTCGGCATACTCCTCCTGCAGCTCGGCTATCCTTGTGGCAACCTTGTGGTTGCTGAGCAACTTGCTTGCGCACTCCCAGACGGTGCTCTGCTTCATTTTGGCGCAGTTGTAGGACAGGCGGTAGGCCTCGCTTGCGTTGCCTATCTCGACGTAGTTGCGGCAGAACCTCTCCTGTTTGGGCGTTAGTTCTCTTGTGTTGTCTTTTTTCTGAGCCATGGTGTTGCGTATAATTTAAGCGTTGATATGCGTATAGAAACGAGTTGAAAATGCGTGAAAGCGTTCCAAAAACGGCTAATAGCGTTCCAAAAACGGGTTAAAGCGTTCCATATTTAACAATAATCGTTCTAATTTGGCATTTTCCCGATTTTTATTTCCCGTTTCAGGCGTTTTGTTTCCCGTTTCCCGATTTTCATTTCCGATTTTCCCCGAAAGCGAGGAAGCCGGAGACGGATTTCCCGCCCCCGGTTCCCCAGTTACTCGACAGGGGATCGGCTCGCTATACGTTGACACATCGGACATCATGTAAAGTGCGTTCACCGTCCTTCTTGCCCAAAATGGCGTCCAATCCTACCTGCACGGTTTTGTAGTGCAAAGATAACCAAATAACATGATCATCCACACGTTGACGTAAATTGTCATGCACGCGCACACCAGGCAGGTAACGAAGTTTCACGCCATTGCGGGCGCTCACCTCCTGGGCAAATTTGGATACTTCTAACTCCTCATGATTGGCCACGTTGAACAGCTTCATTTCGGTCGGGTTGTTGTCATCGCCCATGGTCATTACCTGGTAGAGGCCATCCACCGCATCGTCGATGTGTGTGAAGTGGCGCGTCTGGCTACCCATGTCGTACAGGTCCACCACATCGTCATTCATCAGATGCCAAAGAAGAGTCCCCTGACGCGGGTCGGGGCCATAGACGTTGTGGAGGCGGACACCGTAGGCCTCATCGTTGTAGAGACGGGCGTACTGCTCATCAAACCGTTTGGAAAGTCCGTACATCGACGTGGCGTTGCCCGGGGCAGCGGTGGACGATGAGGCATACACCAGGCGCACATCACGCCAGGCGCACGCGTTGCAGACTGTCATGAACGTGTCAATATTGTCCTCTCGGATCCGATTCAACTCGGGATTGAAAACCGATGTCTGGGCGGCGAGGTGGAACACACCCTTCACATCCTCGTTGCTGGTAAGGAACTTGACGATGTCGGACGCCTCGTCGCCGTTCTTCCGGTCAATGCCGATGACCTCATGACCATTGGCCACAAGGAAGGCAACGAGGGCCTTTCCAATGAAGCCCTCGCTGCCGGTAACGATAAATTTACTCATGATTAAAAGAAGTTTTTGAACACACCTGCGAGCCACAGCACCACCATGAAGAAAAACCAGGTGCCCAGGGACGTGGCGACGAACGTCCTGCAACCCTTGTTGCTCACGAGCTCGCCCTTGGTCCTTTTCTTGAACTCTCGCAGGCTTTGGATTAAACTGATTGTCGGGATCGCCATCAAGATAAGCGAGGCGATGATGGATAACACTTTCATTGTTCCTCGAAATTATCTGCCACCTCATCGAAAGAGCGGATGGCGTGCTCTAACGCCTCATCGTCGATCCTCACTGGCGGCTGGTTGTACCGCCGGCAAAAGTCCAGCTCCTTCTCCAGATCCTGGATGCGCTGGTCACGCTCCTTGCGGGCGCGGGTGTCAACGGCGATACCCAGCAGCAGGCCGACGACGAATGCGATTATTGTTGAAATCATAGCGTTTGTGATTATGGTTAATATCTCTTGCCGTGAAGGCGTTCACGGGTCTTGTTGTACTCCATCTTGAGGAGGATGTGGCACATCAGGTCGAAGCCCATGACCTCGGCCAGCACGAACAGGTAATACAGGGCATGGCCATACATTCCACGCTGTGATAGGCTGTGCGACACGATGAAATAGATAGCCTCCGTAAACGTGAAGTATTTGCGGAAGTATGTTACTTCATCCTGCCATGAGTGCTGTCTGTTTGCGCTCCAGACACGGAGGCCGATTTGCACACTCTCAACACCCGCAAGGTCGAGGATGCGGATGGCGGCGTCAGCCAGCTCATCCTCTACGGTGTCCTTGATATATCCTTCAAAAGCCTCTTGACAGGTGAAGCCGCTAAGACTCTCATTGAAGGCCTGCATATTGGCATGACGGTTTTTCCTGTCTGCCTCCACCGCTTCCATGAGTTCACTGATGATTAAACACAGGAAGTGTTCACCTGACAGGTCCTCATCGTGGAAGCCGTGGTCACAGGATATCTTGTAGCACTCGTCACGCAGTTCGTTGAGCTCTTTTTCGCCTGGTATTTTTTGGATCGTTGTTTTTGATGTTGTCATTGTAGTTCCTCTTTGTTTTTGAATGATATACAGCCCTCCTTGGCAAAGTCGCTGTCCATGTTGTCGATACCCTCAAAGCATGGGTAAAGCCAACATTTGGTACACAATTTCTCGGCGGGTTTGGGTTTAGGTTTCAATTTCTCGGCCTCGATGGCACTGAGTACCTGCTTGGCCTTGATCTCGTCTTTGTGCTCGGCATACCGTTGCGCGTGGTACTCGTGGCGGTCGCCCTGGCCGTTTCCGACGCGGGGCTTGCGCTCCTTGGACGCTTCCTCTGCCATGCGCTCACGCCTCCTGCGCTGTTCCTCACGGATGTAGGCTTTCATGTCGCTGCGGTCAAGCCCTTTGCGGCACTCCCGGCAAGTGCTCAGGCGGTAAAGCCCGTCCTTGCGGTAGTCAAAGGCGGTCATCGGCAGCAGCTTGCCGCACTTGTGGCACACCTTCTCACGGGCACCGCCCTTACGGCTCGGTGCCAGCATCGGGTTAAGCGGTTTGCGCTGGCGGCACTCACGGCACTCGTAGGAATGGGAACGTCGGCCCGCACTGTCGTTGAAATCGTCTATCGGCAGCTCCTTGCCGCAACAGGTGCAGACGCGAGTGACGGGCACCTCCTCGCCTTTCTTGCGGTAGTACCATGCCCTGCGCTGTTCACGCAGCTTGTCGGCATTTTTCTTCCGCCATTCCCGATAGTAGGCCTTGACCGCCGCCTGGCGTTCCTCATCGCTGGCGAACTTGCGGCGCTTCGGCTCGGGTCTCACCTTGGGGACGCACGAGTGGCCGAGTGTGAGGCAGTCACGGCACACCTTGTAGCGTGCGTGCTTCTTTCCCGGCTTGAGGGGAAAATAAGTGAGGGGCAGGTTCCTGTGGCAATAGCAACATTCCCGCCCCTCGACTGTCCGTTTGGTCTCGCTCATTGCTTCAATTCTTGTCTTTGTCCTTGAGTGCGTTGATGGCAGCGCGGATGTCGGCCACCTTCTTGGCCAGCTCATCGGGCTCGTAGTACAGGGCGAGGGCAGCGAACAGCGTCACCATAGCGGTCTTGGTGGGCTGGTCGGCGACGCCCTTCTCGTAATTGTCGATCATGTACGCCCAAATGGAGTGCAGCACGTCGGGATTGCCGATGACTCCGTTCTGAAAGCGTTTCGTGACGTGGTTGGCATAGACGATCAACACCGTCTCACGGTGGCCGTCTGCATCCTGCATGACTCTCTGCAGGCGGGAGAGGATGGATTGATTCGGTTTTTGCTTGCTCATTGTTTATCGGTTTAACGGTTACTTTTTCTCTTTCTCGACTAACACGACATCGCCGCCGATGCGGAAGGCGCCCTCAAACATCTGGGTGCATCGCTTGGGCAGCGAGTTGTAGTAGTTCTTTTTCACGCCCCACATCGTACACCAGCCTTTACCGCCGCTCTGCCTCATGTTGTTGGGGATATAGCAACGGCAGACGCCGCAGATGTAGGGTATCTCGTAGAATGGCCCACGGCCATTGATTGTCACTGGTTCCATGTCAGTAGTTCAAGTTGATAGGGTTATCTTCATCGTAAGCCATCGGTACCAGGCCTGAAATATGCCCTGTCTTCCTCAAACTTGACCATCACCTCAGTAATCTTGATGAAATCGCCGTTGGTCTCCACATAGGTGTCTTGGTACACGACATCGCTGATGCGGTGCAGGTCGGTGTTGTAGCCTTCATCATCACATTCCAGTTCATCGGGGAGAATGAACACCTCGGCGTTCTTGGGTAGGCGGCGCAGTCGCTTGATTAGTTCATCTACGGTCATAACTCATCGAATTGTTTTTGAGGCTCATCACCTCCTTTGATTGTTTTCGGACACAGTGCGACACTTGACAACCGCCTGCCCCAGTAGTCGCAATACCAGAGGCGGCATTTGCCGGGGCGACAGCCGGACAGGTACTCGCACTTGTTCTTTTTACATACGGCTAATGTCATTGGTTACCACCTTTCTTCTCGACGTATCCGTTATCCAATAGCCAGCACATCATGTCGATGTAGCCGTCATTCAGATCCTCACACTCAAACTCAACAAGCGTGAATGAGTGCCACCAGTCGTCGATATAGAATACCACAAAGCCTCGCTGCGTTGGCTCCCAGCCAATGCGGTAGAAAACTTTGGTGCCATCCAAGTCCTTGCGGATTTTTGTTGGTATGAGTTTTCGCAGAGCGTATGCGGACCATATTGGGGCCACAACCGCCATTGTGTTCATGTCTGGTTTCCCCTGATGGTAAGCACCATCACGGTAGTGCATGTCTGCCGTGTCAATATCCAATCCAGCCTTGATGAGGCGTTCCGACTGGTCCGGGTCGGTATGTTGCTTATGTTTAATCATGGCGCACCTCCCTTTCATCTCAATGATTTTGTACCACTCCACGTCAGGCTCTTCAAGCCCGAAGTGTTCCTTCACGTCGTCGAGGTCGTATGGGCCGTGCAGCTCGGTATGGATGGGAAGTTTTCTGAACACTTCCTTGATGGTGACTTTCCACTTGCGATACGGCTTGCTCATAAATCAATCAAGTTTTAATACGTTGTTCGTGTTCCAACTCAACGAGATCTCACCATTGACGAGGCACTTGAACGTGTTTACCTGGCGGTTCTCGATGTCATTCTCGCACACCTGCTCACTGACGGTACTTCCAATGTTCCAGTTGAGGATTACAGGTACTGTTGAAGGAATAAGATAATATCTTACAAAGCCTAATGCTTTCGGGTTTACAAAGATTGCCTTGCTCATTCCCTCAAATGCAAGATACTTGGTAAACAGGTTCTCGTATTCCTCATTTGACAAGATTAATGATGTGTCATTATTGATGTCATTGACACTGAATGAATCCTTTGGGATGAGGTTTGACACACGCACTTCGTCGCATACTTGGAGAAAACCGTCTCTTGTAAGCATCCTCACAAACTTTGTCATTGAGTCAAAGGTATCATGGTTGCCTCGCCAGATGTTTGTGTTGATGCGCACCTTTACACCATGTTCATGGAACTCACGGTAAATCCTTTCAAGTTCTGCAAATGTAATGAAATCATCGTTGTGGTAACTGATGTTAATACCAGTTAAGTAATCACTTAACCCAGCAATGAGAAAATCATTGTCCACCAACTTGATGCCGTTGGTTGTCAGGAACAACTTCTCAATACCCACACGCTTTACATGGTGACATAATTCAAGAATGTCACTGTGCATCAATGGCTCTCCACCCAGGATGACAGCCTCGCGTATATGGTATTTTTCTACCACACGCTTAATGTTCTTGATTGCCTTGTCAATCGGCAGTTCAAGAGTCTTGTCTGTGTGGGAATTGATGCAGTAAAAACAATTCCTCTGACATTTATTGGTTGCCACAATGCTTAAATAAGCATTGTTTGACACATAACCTATGTCGGTTAAGGTGTACTCGTTTTGCTTGAAGATTTCAAGTGAATCTGTTCGGATAATCATAATCAGTCTTTCATTTCAATAAAAAACTTACAATCTGGATTTACAGTTGTTGGCCTATACATTGATACAAGACCTGTGGCATGTTGTCCAAGCCAATAGCGGTAGCACTGATTGGCTTTCTTGCATTGCTCTTGACGGCAGTGCATCATATCGCTGTTATACGTCGGCATTCCCTCCTTTCTTTTGAAGTTCTTTTTGAATATTTGTCATGTTTTTGCAGACAGAAGCTGTGTTATCAGTCCTCCTTGTCAGTTGTTTCACTTCCTTTTACAATAAAAGTAGGGTCATAACCATTATAATTAGTACTCTTGTTTGCGTTGTCCTTTTGTACATTGCTCAGCCCGTCAAGCGCAGTTGGTGCATCTGGTTTTATGACCTCCTCTGCTGGGTGCATTAAACTGAGAATGTGGTTAATGCGCATCCTGATATACTCAATATCTTCTTGTTGCTTTTCCAATGTAAGATAATTTCCCTTGACATTTACCGCAAGGTCACTAAGACTGCCATTCAAGGTTAGGCAAATTCTGCGTGTAAAGTCATCTGCGTTATCAAGCAGGTTGTATAAGCATTGCTGTTTATGCCATGTTTCATGAAACCCTTCAATAGCGGTTTTCAACAATACTATCAGCAGCACCAAGATAGCCGCCAATAGCACGATAATTGTAATTTCAAATGTTGTCATAATGTTATCTTTTTAATTTTTCCGCACTTGGCGCATATTAATGTTTCTCTAATTATTACAGGTCGTTTATCACCATCATTTTCAAAGATGTTTACCCGTTTGTATCGTTGCCATTGATGGCAACAACATAGTTTTCTGAAAAAGTCTTTTAGCATAATCAGTCCTCCTTTGGTGGATAGCACCACCATTTAACACTCAATATTGGTTGTTGCATATTCCAATCACCCGCTTTTACCCAAAACTTAGCAAGATTGTCACTATGAAAATACGCATAATTAGGTAAACCATTATCGTCAATAACGACCATAAGTTTACTATTTCTGTTTCTATCAACTGGTGGCAACTCGCTTGCTGGATGCCAACCTGCATCACGCATCAACTCATCGTAGAGACTTCCGAGTAAGTCACTCTCAAGAGTGTTCAATCCGACAAGGATGTCATTGATTTTGTCAAGAAATTCTAACTTAGTCATATATCATTCCTCCTTTCTTGGTGGCATACTAATACCTATAAACAAATGTTTACTGTGTTTGGTTTTACCCCACAATATTCCAATTGTATGCGCCCAACAAGTTGTTTCAAACTTAAATTTTCGCCAGTTGAAATAAATAAACTGACAATGCCCTTTTGAGT